GAACTGTGGCCAAAGTGGAGACTTGAGCCTGTATTGTCGAGCATCTTGAACGAGAAGTGGGGTCAACTGCATCAGGACAAACTGCAAAGTTGCATTCGCCAGCACCGTTTAGTGCGCGACTCAAAGCCTGATATATCAGCGATACACAAGGCGTACTGCGCTCTGATTCCACAGAACCTGGTAGGGGAGCGCGAGGTTGAGCAGACTCGCAACGACCTACAGCGTTGCACCCCAATCAGCCCTGAAGAGTTTGCTGAGTGGGATGTGTGGGCTGAAGCAATGCTCAAAAACGTGTCCGACGCGGAACTTGAACAAGTGCGCGAGTTCATTGGTCATGTACCGGAGTCACGCCGAATCCTTGCCGTTGCCGTTGAGCATGTCCGCAAGCCATCCGTGAGGTACGCATGAGGTACGAAAGCAAACCAGTATTGCAGCAAATGAGCGCACTTGCCATGTATTTGCAAGGAGAGGGATTTACCGTTGGCATGACGCACACCGGATTTATTGCCATTGATTCGGAAGGTGTGGTGTTTCAGGTCAGCCCGTTCAGGACAAGCGCACAGATTCAACACCCCATACACAAGCGATTCCGTGAGGAATACTCGCGCAAACTCCCACAAACGCATTGGTTTGAGGAGCGGATGGAAATTCTAATTAAGTGGGCAAACAATCCAAAGAGCAAGGAATGGACTCGAAAGATGTCAACATCACGACGACCTGTGCAGCGGACAAACGCATGATGTACCCAACCACCCGCAACAAGACAAAGATCCTTCGAGCAATCATGTACCTACGGCATGAGGGCTTTACCGTTGGCCAAACAAAGACAGGGTTTGTCGCTGTTGACGATGACGGCATTGTCATTCAAGCAACCCCGTACCGTACCAGCGCACAGGTTTTTCACCCGACACTTAAGATCTACCGTGAGGAATATGCGCTGTCCATACAGGAAACCTATTGGTTTGCTGAGAAACTGCCATTGTTGACAGAGTGGGCAAAAGATCCAAACGCAAAGGAACCCGGTCGCGTGTTGTCGATTTCCCGCAGACCCGTACCCTCACAACAAAGAACCGCATGACTCATACGCTTTGCTCTATACCGCTTGCTTTAGTCTTCATTATTTTGTGTGGCGTGTGGCTATGGTTCTTTGACGATTCATCTCCGGACTACTAATGCGACACACCAACCTACCCAACCATTTTTATGTGCAAGTTGACAACCAATACCTTGGGTCAAACATGCCAGCCGGCACAACGCCCGGTATGTGGCATGCCATCTACGCTCGACCCGGTCAGTACCTGTCCTGCCATGTGATCCTCGCGTCCGGAGCACACTGGTCAGGTCTGCCGCTTCACGCGCTGTCAACGACCGAGTCCTTTGACCCTGACTTTGATGACTCCTCGCAGCCGTGGGGAGCAATGGGAAACAACATCGAAGCCGTGCAATTTAAGGCACTTGAAGGTCTGACTGTCAACGCGTTCCGCGCCGAAACGTCAGGCATACACACAGGTATTGTGATTGATTGGGCTGATGGTTACTCGCAGTACCCCGCAGAACACAAGCCACTCAGCCTGATCATTGCCGATGAAGGTTACTTTTTGCTGTTGCCCAACAACTACTTCACTGTCAAGGACAAGCACTTTGTTGACACCAAGAAGTACGTTGATCAAATGAAATTCTATAAAAGAGGCGATCTCGTATATTGGGAAACTGATTGACTTATATACTGACGTAGATGACGATAAACACTTACGACGAATTCAAAACGCATATCCGCGAGACACTTGAGTCGCAAGGATCTACACGCGGGGAACTTGCGGTTGCAATGGATAAGGCAGGGATACTCCGAGCGCACACGGTGAGGTGCTTGCTTGGTACGCCTGGTACGGTGATTGGTAAACGAAAGCCAGCATTCGACTCTGCGCTTGCCATTGCCGGCGCAGCAGGGTTTGACATCGTCCTGCGTAAACGCACATGATCACCAAGCGTATAGCCATCGTCGCTGTTAATGAAGACGGCTATCGCATCGGGCAATCGCATCACAACGCAAGAATTTCAGATTATGCAGTACAGTGCATAAGGGACGCACGGGAGGAAAGAGGGCTTTCCTACGGCAAATTAGCGTCAATGTTCAAACTCTCAAAGTCCACCATACAGAAACTATGCAACTATGAAAGACGCGCCCAAATCCCTCGCGCTTACAAAAAAGTCACCCAGTACCTCTGTGATCAAGCGACCAGTGGGCAAGCCGAAGCGCGGCCCGGTCATGCACAACCCCAAGGCAGCGGAAGTACTTGATTGGCTGTCAACAGGTGGAACACTGCTTGAGTTTGCCAACCGCAAGGGCAACCCGGATGTACGAACGGTTCACCTATGGAAAGAAGAAGACGAGGAATTTGCTGCACTTTATAAGGTCGCCCGTGACAAGGGACAAGAGGCAATGCTTGAGGAGTGCAAGACCCTGTGCGACACAGAGCCTACAGACGCAGTACAAGCCGCTTGGAGGCGTTTGCAGGTCGATACCCGGATGAAGTGCCTTCGGATGTGGAACCCCGCCCGGTGGGCAGAGCGCGTTGACATGAACCATTCCGGTGGCATCAGCCTCATGGTGGCAACAGGCGTACCGGAGCGGTAATGGCTCGCACCGTCAGTTTGCAGTACAAGCCGCGAGCATGGCAACGGACATGCCATGTCAGTAAGCGCAGGTTCACAGTGCTTGCCCTGCACCGTCGCGCTGGCAAGACCGAACTTGCCATCATGGAACTGATTGACAAGGCGATCCGGTTCAAACAGGAACTTGGCCTGTTTTTCTACATTGCCCCGTTCCTGAAGCAAGCCAAGGCTATCGCCTGGGCGCGGCTCAAACAGAAACTTGCGCCGCTCTTGCAAGAGAATGCAATTGACATTAACGAGGGCGACCTGCTTGTCACTTTCAAGCACAACGGGTGCGTTATTCGTATATTCGGTGGCGACAACCCCGATGCCATGCGCGGTGTGCGCCTTGACGGATGCGTGATTGACGAGGTGTCGCAGGTCAAGCCGGAGGTGTGGAACGACATCATTCAGCCGGCGTTGTCTGACCGTCAGGGTTGGGCGATGTTCATCGGGACACCGTCAGGCATCAACCTGTTCTCCGAGTTGTACTACCGCGCACAGTCGCTGCCCGATTGGAACGCTGCTCGGTACACGGTCTACGACACCCAAGCAATTGATCCCAATGAAGTCGAACGCCTGAAGCGCGACATGCCTGAGACTGCGTTTGCTCGCGAGTACCTGTGCGATTTTGCCGCCGCCGGCGATGACCAATTGATCAGCCTGTCAGACGCTGAACTTGCAGCAAGCCGCGAATATACGGACAAGGACATTGAAGGATCACCCCGCATCCTTGGTGTTGACCCTGCGCGGTTTGGTGATGACCGCAGCGTCATTGTCAAGCGTCAAGGATTGACCATGTTCCCGCCGCTTGTGTACAGGGGCATTGACAACATGGAGTTGGCTGCTCGCGTTGCGGCGGTCATGGAATCCTGGGAACCGGACGCGGTGTTTGTTGACAGCGGTGCAGGTGCAGGAGTCATTGACAGACTGCGTCAACTTGACTTTGACCCCATTGAAGTGCCGTTTGGTGGCCGCGCCATTCAGCCAGACCAATTCACGAACCGACGCACCGAGATGTGGTGGGGCATGAAGGAATGGATTGAGCAGGGTGGTGCAATACCGAATGACGTTCAATTGAAGCAAGAGATGGCAACGCCCGTGTATTGGTTTGACCAGGCTGGTCGCAAGGTGCTTGAGTCAAAGGACGAGATCAAAAAGCGTTTGCAAGGTGGCGCATCACCCGACCTTGCCGATGCGCTTGCGTTGACGTTCGCGTATCCGGTTCGTAAACGATCCTTATTCGACAAGTACAAGCGCAAGTCAACTGCGAACGAAGAGTATGACCCGTACAAACACGTTGTCTAGTACCCGTATGCACGGTGTAGAGGGCTAATTTATGCTGACGATTCGCCGCGCAACAATTGACGATGTGGAGGTTCTTACGCATATGAGTAGGCAATTCCACAACTTCGCGCCACACGCAGCGATGATCAACGCAACCGACACGGAACTGGAAGCAGCGATCCACGCGCTCATGGAACATGGGTGTGTGTTCGTCGCTGACCTCGGTGGTGTAGTTGTTGCCATGCTCGGCGCAATTATCAACCCCATTTGGTTCTGCCCCCGTGTCAAGATGGCGCACGAACTTGCATGGTGGGTCAACGAAGACGCACGGGGTAGCCGGGCAGCAATCCTGCTTGTCAAGGCTTACGAGGCGTGGGCAAAGGAACAAGGCGCACAGGTCGCCACAATGTCAGACCTGATGGTCAACACCACCGTGGAGCGGATGCTCACTCGGATGGGATTCCAGGCAAGCGAACGAACATACGCAAAGGAACTGTAATGCCACTATTCACATCAGTTGGACTTGCTCTTGGAGCATCAGCAGCAACCGCAGCCGCAACCGGAGCAGCAGCAATTGGAGCCGGCGCAGCCGCTATCGGCACGGGCGTATCTGCCGCATCTGCAATGCAGGGTCAACAGGCTCAACAAGATGCCGCTCGTCAACAAAAGAAAGCGCAGAACCAGGCAACGGCAGCAGCAGCATCACAGCAACGCCAAAGCGAGATGGCAATCAACGCTGCTAACCGCCGCTCCCCTGATGTCAGCAGCATCATGGCTGGTGCATCAAAAGCAGCAAGTGGTGGCCCGTCAGGAACAATGCTTACCGGGCCGGCAGGTGTTGACCCGAACTCGCTCGCGCTCGGACGCAGTTCGCTGCTAGGTGGATAAACATGAGTCAATACACTGGCGACAACAACTCGTACGAAAACGCTCCAACACGCGACAGGCTGTTCACGCGGTGGGGTCAACTCAAGTCTGAACGTGCGTCTTGGTGGGCGCACTATCAAGAGTTGACAACCTTCATCCTCCCTCGCAATGGTCGATACTTCAGCCAAGACCGCGACAAGGGATACCGCCGGCACAACGCCATCTACGACAACACAGGGACTCGCGCCCTACGAACTCTCGGTGCAGGGATGATGGCTGGTGCAACTTCGCCGGCGCGGCCGTGGTTTCGACTCGGAACCGCCGACCCTGAGTTGAACTCCTACCAGCCAGTCAAACTGTGGCTTGATGATGTCACGAAGCGCATGCAGTTGGTCTTTCAACGATCCAACACATATCGCGCATTGCACGGAATGTACGAGGAACTTGGGACATTTGGTACGGCCGCCTCAATCGTGCTGCCGGACTTCACTAATGTCATCCACCAGTACCCCGTGACTTGCGGCGAGTATTGCATTGCCACGGACTATCAGGGTCGCGTTTGCACCCTGTACCGAGAATTTGAAAAGACCGTCAGCGAACTCGTCAAAGAGTTTGGCTACAAGAACTGCTCAATCAGTGTGCAGAACCAATACGACAGGGGTTCCCTTGACCAATGGATCACCATTATTCATGCGATTGAACCTCGCGCTGACCGCGATCATTCAAAGCGCGACAACAAGAATATGCCGTGGGGTAGTTGGTACTTCGAAGTTGGAGGAGAACCAAACAAGTTTTTGTCCGAAAGTGGATTTGCTCAGTTCCCATGCCTTGTCCCTCGCTGGTCAACCGTTGGGGGTGATATCTACGGGAACTCGCCTGGCATGGAAGCATTGGGTGACATCAAGCAGTTGCAACACGAACAACTACGCAAGGCGCAGGTCATCGATTACCAGACGAAACCGCCGCTGCAAGTCCCGGCGAACATGAAGAACCGCGACGTTGAGATGTTGCCCGGTGGTATCACGTTTGTCGATGGTGTCAACTCAGGGATCAAGACCGCGTTTGAGGTCAACCTCAACCTGCAACACCTGCTCGGTGACATTCAGGATGTGCGCGAGCGTGTGCGCGGGTCGTTCTACGCTGACCTGTTCTTGATGCTTGCCAACGCTACCGACACCCGCATGACGGCAACCGAGGTGGCAGAGCGGCATGAGGAGAAACTGCTGATGCTCGGCCCTGTGCTTGAGCGTCTGCACAACGAACTCCTCGACCCGCTCATTGACATTACCTTCACCCGCATGGTTGCAGCCGGCATTGTCCCGCCAGCACCACCCGAACTGCAAGGCATGGATTTGAGCGTTGAGTTCGTGTCAATGCTTGCCCAGGCTCAACGCGCCATTGGAACCAACAGCGTTGACAGATTCGTTGGCAACCTCGGTCAAGTCGCTACCTTCAAACCTGATGTCTTGGACAAGTTTGACGCTGACCAGTGGGTTGACGCGTACTCCGACATGCTCGGTGTTGATCCAAGTCTGATCGTTGCCGACAAGCAGGTGGCACTGATCCGCGACGCACGGAACAAGGCAATGGCTGCAAAGGAGCAGGTCGCAGCAATGCAGCAGCAGAGCGAAACCGCCAAGAATCTTGCACAGGCTCCGACTGGCGGCGGTCAGAACGCGCTCATGGATGTGATGAACCAATTCTCAGGGTACGGATCACCGTCACCTTCTCAGGTGT